AGTTTAAACTCACCGGTACGTTCGCGTATACGTGTGTCCCATCCTATAGTAGTCATCACTGCATCGTCGTTCCAGAAAAACAACCAGGCGCCTTGACTATTTTCAGCTAGGCCATTCACGTACCGATGTAGATTGTTATAACCGTAGGGTTCAAAAACAACTATCTTGTGATTGATTTTGTGAGTTTCGATCCAGGGAAGTACATTGTGCAGCATGTTCTCCATGCCCACGACATCGTCGTTGTCAATGCCAAACAAGATTTCGATAGTGTCAAAATCTTCCGCAAGACTGCGTAGGCTTTCAATGCTGCTCATGAGAGCATCCGACCGCCCTCTAGTGGGCAGCAGGATACTGATATCAACTGGTTGAGTCAATGCAATCTCAGTTGCCGGAGTTTGCAGCATCCAAGTGCAGTACTCGTTTTTGCAAGAAACTCAACAATACACCGTATGCTGGCAAGATAACTGCAAGACTTACTGCGATCTTGGTAATGATATGATTGGTAGCAACAATGTGCCAGTTAGCAGCCATAAACTCGTTGGCACCACCAGCAAACGCCACACCAAAGAATGTGTAGGTATCAATGATAGTCGACACAACTGAACTCAACAACGGAGCAATGTACCACTGGGTATAGCGTTCACGAAAATACTGAAACACATACACATCCAACATTGTGGCAATAAAGTATGCACAACCTGATCCCAGACCAATACGGACTGCAACTGAATCAGGTGCGCCTCCTAGAGATACCACAGCCATGCTAACCAGGATAGCAGGAATAAATGCCAGGGCAATTACTGCTCGACCCATCTCTTTGCCCAGCATGCGAACAGTCAAATCCGTTGCCACTACCACTAAGGGGAATGTAAACGCTGCCCAGGCCAGAGGATGACCAAAAACGTTGAATGTGAACTGAACGATATAATTGCTAAAAGCAATGATAAAAATATGGAAGGCCATAATTTTATACGCCAGCTTGCGATCTAAATTTCCAAATAATTTGTCTAACATAGTGTTTCCTTTAAAATAAGTCTTCATTGTCTTCACGACGGCCTTGACGCCCCGCCATGTTTGAATCGGTTTCACGTACCTCTACTTTGGTACACCAAACACGAGCCGCCTCTTCAGTGCCACAGTTGGGCAAGAAAATACCATTTACATACTTGTACAAAAAGTCAGCAATGCCTTCGCAGCCAGTGCGTTCAACTTCAGTAATCTTGGCCAATTTGAGTCTGCCCAGTTCCAACAAGTGTTCACGCATGGGATCATCTTGTGCCACCAGCAAGGTGTGGTCAAACCATTCTTCGAGACTGGCCTTGAGAGGCTTTAGACCGCCAAAGTCTGTGACCCAATTACGGGCATCTAATGTGTCTGCTTCGAATTCAAAGTGAAAGCTCATGGCATAACCATGAATCAAATTGCAGTGGCTATCTGCACGCCACTGACGATAAGCAACAGGTCCAATTTGCTTGTATGTTTTTGTTGAAAAATATTTCTTTGCCATGATGTTCTCCTATGTATATTATAGCATAGGCAGCAGAGTTTGTATAGCGGGGTGATGCTCAAAGGCCGCTGTTAGATCAGTACTTATGATGGCAATTGATAACCACCAGAATGATAGTTGGCTTGCCCGTGTATAACGCCTCGCACTCCTCCCACAGGATCAGCACAGTCACCGACTCGCCGCGGGATCAAATGCACATGCGGATACATCACTGTTTGTCCAGCAGCAGTACCCGAGTTCATGCCCACGTTGAATGCATCACATTCTCCGGATGCGACCATTCGGTTGCCTTCAGTTACAGCAGCTTCAAAACAGTCTCGAATCACTGCCACAGTATTGAATCTGGGTACAAACAACAAGTGGCCGCGAGTGACTGGAAACAGATCACAAAACACTGCCACGTGAAAGTCATTTAGGTCTGGAACCGTTTGTGTCCAGGGTGCAGAACCCATTCGAACAGCATGTTCTAGTGTGTCATACTGAGTCATGCCACCTCCACCACATGATATCGACTGTAGGGATAGTTGGCCTGCAACCACTCAATCATGCCGGGCTCCCAGGGCAAGAACACAGTGCGGGCCTGGTTGGAAATGTACTGTTTCATCGCGGTGCAAACTCCTGTTGCAGCTTGATATTGTCAAAGAACTCTTTCTTGGTGCCTTCGTCATCTTTGAATGCACCTTTCAACACTGTGGTCTGTGTCAAACTAGAGTGAGCCATGATGCCGCGATTTTCACAGCAGCCATGTGTGGCCTGTATATAAACTGCTACATCTGGTGTGTTGGTAGCCACTTGAATCTCTCTGGCAATGTCCATGCACAGTTCTTCTTGTAGTGTTCCTCTGCGAGCACACCATTGTGCAATGCGTGTGTATTTGCTGAGGCCAATCAACTTTGGTCCTGCAATAATACCAATATATGCTACACCGGATACAGGTTGGTGATGATGGCTGCACATGCTTTTGAGTTCACTACGCACCACCAACATGCCTTGATATTTTTCGCCGCTGTCGTTGGGAAATGCTGTGGCATTGGGACTTGGTTCATATCGTCCTGCCATGATTTCATTGAAATACATTTTGGCCAATCGCTTGGCAGTGCCTTTTGAGTTGGGATCGTTTGATCGATCAATTAGTAGACTGTCTAGCACACCTTCGAATGCCACAGTTGCTTCGTTGATTAGTGTGTCTTTTTCAACATCACTAATGTATTCACTGATGTTGTCTCCTGCCCAAAAACGTTTATTGTCGTGGTTGAGTCTATCGCGGATAACCTGGCTAAGAGGTCTACCGTCTTCTTCTTTATAATGTAGCTGTGTCAATTTTATTTCTCCGATGATAGCGCAGTGGATTGCGTTTGTTAAGTATACACTATTTAGGTCGTAGTGTCAAGATGTAATAGTAATTTCTCTGCAATCAGGATAAACTACCAGAGGCATTTCAGGCGGCGTTTGCTCAAACCCTTGTAACACAGTTAAAGCCTGCACAGCTTCTTCTATGGTGGGTTTGTAGTGGTAACCAACTCGAAATGTTCGTTGAGCAGGCCAGGGTGCGATAGAGAGATCACGACCGTCGTAGCGTTGTTGAATCATGGTCTGATATGCATCACGATCATCCAGCAAGATAGCACCACCACGCCCCACGCTCAAGGGTTTGCCGTGTCCAAAACTCACACACTGCATCTGTCCCGGCCGATACATGTTGCGTTCCATGTGCCTGGCACTGTCCCAGATCCTGGTGTTGTGAAACTGATACTCAGTGGTCCAACGCTGCCATGCATGATCCAGGTAAGAGTATTCAATACCTAGCTTGTGCATCAGCATGGGAATACTCAGATAGGTATAGGGTGTGAACGTGACTGACGGTGGTTGATCATGTCTCAAGCACAGTTCAATAGCATGTGTGCAGCAATCAGTCATGATCACATACGGAGCACCAGTGTATTCAGCCAGTGCATGTTCAAAATCAAGTATCTTGTTGAACATGTTATCGATTATACCATGCCCATGCATGCGATATCATGTCATGTAGATCATGCCTGCGCCAGGCACCACCAGAGATCTCATCAATCTTGGCTGCACTAGCAGTCAGTACAGGAGGATCGCCTGGCCTAGCAGCACCAATGGTCATGACCACAGCATGTCCAGTGACTTGTTGTGCTTGTGTGATAATTTCTTGATTGCTAACACCTGTGCTGGTGCCTAGATTGTACACACCTGGTTCCACTTGAGGGTCCAGAGCCAGTCTGTGTGCCCGTGCAATGTCTTCCACATGCACATAGTCTCGAACACAGGTGCCATCTGGCGTGGCATAGTTGATACCATTAAGTACAAACTCCTTGCCGTCGGCTATGCTTTCTAGTACTCGAGCAATGATGTGTGTGGCTCCAGGCTCTTGTCCATGTCGGCCCTGACTGTCTGCACCGCAGGCATTGAAGTAGCGAAATGCCACATAGTCCAGACCATATGCGCGATGATAGCTCGCCAAGATCTGCTCCACCATCAGCTTGCTTTCACCATAGGGACTGATGGGTTCTTTGGGATCAACTTCGTGACACGGAGTCATAACAGGTTCACCATACACCGCTGCACTGCTACTAAAGATAAATCTGGTTCGAGGTATAGCAGCCATAACAATGTTCAGCAGATTGAGAGTCTTGACCACATTGTTGTGGTAGTATTCAGACGGATGCAGGATACTGGGACCAACCAGACTGGTACCTGCACAGTGTATGACGGCTGTGGGTTGTACAGAAATCAATTTACGATAAGATTCATCGCTGTCAAAGTCTGCTTGCACAAAGTCCATGACATCTTGAAGATGATGCGGTAGAGGTCTGCGATCAATGCCAACCACTGTGTGTCCTGCGTCTTTCAACAGCAGTGCAATTTCGCCGCCAATGTAACCTGCGGCACCTGTAACTACAATGGTGCTCATGATTGAGCCTGTTGTAGTCGATACTTGGATGTGGCAGCATGATCGCGATATCGATTGCCATCTCTGGCCCAGATGTCGCCTTTGCCTTCGATGATATCAATCACACGATCCACTGTGCCATCTGTCCAGTCACTGATCCGGCCCATGTTCTTGTGTGGCACTAACAATAACTTTTCCAGTTTATTCAGGGCATCTTCTATGCTCCAAGGCACATACAGTCTCTCGTGATCGTTGGCAAACGTTTCAGGAAAACTTCTATACGCAGGATACAGCACATTGGCGCCTAGTGCGTCTGCTTCACTCACTGTGTTTGATACCCAGTCTTGCAACGCACAGTTGAACACCACACGGCTGTCATTGACAATGTTGTAGTAGTCATTCTTGTCAAGATCCTGGTGAATAGTCAGTTTACCTGCTGCTTCTAGTTCATGAGTTCTGGCCATGTAGGAATCATTGTTGGACTTTAGCACACCTCCAGAGCAGATACAAAACTCCACAGCAGTCAAGGGATGACGGCGATGATATGCTTCAATCAGATCCATGTAGAAATCCGGCTGCTTCTCCTGATCCCATCTTGCAGAAAACACCACACGATGACGGCGTTTGCCAAACGGTTGAATACCAGCTAGACCGCCCACACGTTCTTGTACTTCCGCTTTGCCAAACGCCAGACCCGAGATGTTGTAGATAGGAGCAGTCCAACCTGCAATACGCATGTGAGCAACCATCTCCTCGTTGGTGGCAAGTACTCCGGTTACAAATTCATTAACCATTTGCTCATAAAGTCCCATCCATTTAGCCATACCCCACACGTGAACAAAATCATCAGGGTCGATAGACTGAGCGAGACAACGAACATAAATGCGAGGCCGCAGTTCAGCAGGTACCTGGTCCAGTATGTACGGAAGTGATTCAATACCTGGCTGAAACATGTCTTCAAAATAGATAACGTCTTCATGTGTGACCTCACCATTCTTCATGAGTTGCACCAAGTTCATCATCTGGCTCATACCAAAGTAACTGCGCCCGTGTGCGTCCAGAACTTGACCAACACTGATGGCTTGTGTGTTATCTATAGTTATGCCAGGCACGTACACAACATCTAGTCCACGACGATCAAACACACGCCGATTCCATTCTGTCAGTTGTAGAGTGTAGCGGGCTTTGTAACTTTCAAGTCCCATGTAGTATAGTTTTCTCATTTGTTTGCTAGTCCTTTCATATACTGATCTCTCAAACTCTGTATCTGCTGATTTTGGGCCCAGACCTCATTGGGATAAAGTCTACTTTCCACTTGCCCAAATGCTGTGCCGTTATACTTGTCTGTGGTGGAGATGGCTTGATCTCTTTCGGCCAACACACGATTTTCAACAACACCTAGTCTTCTATTTAGGTTGGTGACATCATTCACTAAACTTCTCAGCGGACCGCGCTCAACGGCGGTCTTGGCTTCGGGTCGTGTTAGGGTGACAATCATCAGCAAACCCCGCAAGGCGTCAATCACTCGCGGATCTTGACTGGTCAGTGCTTCATCAAACATGCGGATAAAGCGATCTAGATCAAAGTCTGCAGAATCTTTTTCTCTGACTCCACTCATGCAGGACGATATCCAGCCAGTCTACGAGCATCTTCCCACCACATGTTCTTGGCGTTCTTGCCTTGATGCCACTTGTTGAACTGTTGCCATGCATAGCTCTTGAAGTTGTAAAGGTCGCTTTCGTTGTAGCGATATCCGTATTCTTGACAAAACTCCTGGTACGCTTCAAGATCCTCAAAGATCTCAGTCACACGGGGATTGGGTTTGAAAGACAATTTGGCCATAATAGCTCCTTTAAAAATAATAACTAGACATTTGATTGTTGGCACGCCATTGATCATGCAGTTGTTGTGCTTGTGCTAGATCAATGTTGATACCGAGGAAACTATTTAGACGATCCCATGCGGTAGTGTAATTTATAACAGAATGCCAGAGTTCTGTCAATGGAAAAGAGAATATGTCAGACTCTTGACCGGTAAAATATGTGCTGTACATCTGGGGCTGATACAAAAAATGTTGTTCTTCGTGCAGATAATAATCATGACTTTGTTGACCCAATCGGTTTTGACGAGTTTGTAATAAACGTCTATCATGTGATGTGTCGAGGGTCACAATCACAAATCTTTTTTGTTCAATAGCATTGATTTCGGATCTATACTGAGCAAGTTCACCAAAGTGTCCGTGCAGTATAAAATTGCCCGAACTAGACAACGCATCCGCCATGCGATATTCATTCATGTTGCGACCAGCTGTGCTATGAACCTCTCTATTGCCAGTATCATACGGCTCAAGATTGAGATCACTGCTGTTGGCAAATGCACCACTAGCGCACAAGAGATTTTTGAGATGATTGCCGCCACCTGAGGGTGGGTAAGCAATAATAGTGGCTTGCACGTTAGATATTGATAGATTGAACAGGGCGGTGAGTTTCATACTTGACGAGTGCGCCGTTTTCACCATCTTCGGACACTTCAATCCAGATTGCACGGTCTGGATATCGGGAGGCAATCTGATCATAAAGATCATCAGCCATCATTTCGCAACTTTTGTAATCTAGACTCAGAGTGGAATCACGATACAGATTCTCGAGCCACCGTTTGAACTGGATGAACTCGATGTCCCGGTCATTATGGAACACATCGACCCACACCCTGAAATGAAAGATGTGGCGGTGAGGACTAGCAAGAAACGATACATCATATTCATCTCCAGTGGCCAAGGCAGGATCCGTGGCAGCAGCTGGATATTTATGGATTCCTTCTTTCTGGAATGTGACCCAAATTTGTCGCCGGGCATGCTGCATGATTCTGCCGCGAGTATCTGCTAGTGATTGTTCTCGTTGATTCATAATGTTTTGTCCTTGGTATATTTAGACCAGTCAGTGAAGTGATCTCGATTTTGTAATTCGTGTATGCTGTGGCACCAAACGCCTGGATTGGTTGCGTCAAAGTCTCGGTCGTCCAGTTTGAGTGTGGCGTTGTAGCCCAGTTGCTGTATGTAAGGCATCTTGACCGAGATCATGGGAATGAAGTTGCGATAATCACACAATCCTGATTCTAGCAGGCCTTCCACGCATCGAACATCTATGTCCAGGGTACATAGGTAGTCGCGATCAAGAAAACCTCGGATCATGTGTTCCCAAGATTTCCACGCGGCAGCATCATTCACATCTGGGTTGGGAAAACTTTGATTGGCACCAAAGTAGATATGACGCCGTCCATTCAAGTGGTATCCGATCCATTCCTCTTGTTGAATACCTACCACAAACAATGTGGGCATGCCATATGCTGGTGTGTGTTCTACTTCTGTTCCAGTAAAGAACTTTACTGATTCGTCGTGATCCGGTCTAATCATGTTGCCTGCTCGTTTTCAAGTTGATCTAGTGCTGCTGTACTTAATTGTACTGCATCATCCGTGGTCAAGTCAACCTCTTCCACTTCAAAAAGAGCATTAAACTTTGTGTTAGCGTTCACGGTCTTTTTGCCTTTGAAACCACGTGTGCCAATAATGTCCATCCAGTATTTGGAATAGTGTTCGATTATGGCTTCTGACTCGTCTCGATTAGTGGTAGCAAAAATTGCATCAACAATGTCTGCAAATCGGGCATGGTCGCCACTTTCATTCCACATCATGTATGGCCACTCGGCACCTGCATCAAATGTTTGGTTGGCTCGTTGTACTGATTCCAAATGTGTCCAAACATTATGACCCATAAGCAAGGCATAGCTAAAACTATCCCAACTGGTCTTGCCATTCTTGCCAATTTTGTTTAGATCTGGTGGCACATGAAAGTGAGTCATGTTGTTGGGATCAAATATTTCACCATTCAATTCTGCATCTGTTTTAGGAACACCCGGTTTGTAAATGCAGATATCCTTCAGTTGCAACTGACTACTGATCGGACTTTCGTCAAAGTGATCCACAAATTTTTCTGCAACCACAGCTGGACCATATGGGCGTGTGTCTGTGGAATATTTTTTGTCATCCACAATAGGGCTCATTCGATAGCTCCATTTTTCGTTGTGTGTCAAATCAATTTCATGATACACCTGTCCGTTGGCAGTGGCCAGGAATGGACTGGCACAATCAAAACTGATGGTAAAAGTTGGATTTACATATTTTCTCACAGCACGTTGAATCACAGTGAGCAACACTGCCCACTCCAGTTTACTTGTGCCCAAAAAATGCATCCAATCATGAGTGCCTGATTGCAACAGATTGTCGTGACGTAGTGCCACTAGTCTGCGAAGTATTAGGTGTACGTCGCACATGTTTTGTCCGCCCATGGCCCAGCCATCAAAGTGTGTGTCTGGGTATTTCACAGGGTCACAGTAGTCCTTCATTTCTTGATACCAAGATTCTGCACTGGTGTGATTATCGCCCTGCAACACGTTTAGGATTTTTGTTCCGCCGTTGTTCTTTCCTCGACGATTCTTCATAAAGTACTCGTTGTTGTACTTGGTTGCTGCCACAGCTTCGGGCAAGGTCTTGATACCACATGCGTCACTGGCTTTCTTGTCATGAATTACCCAGGTAGGAATATCCAGGGTCATTGCATAGTCACTGATACCATCCAGCCATTTGAGAATAGCGTCACGCTTCTTTTGTGCCTTTGCACAACCTGAATTGGCTTTCCAGTCGCCTTCCCACAGGCCTTTGGCAATCTGGAATCCACCTGAATCACCCAACATGAATGTACCAGGTTCACGACTACGAACCATGTCCTCTGACCAGTCCTGCTTGTTGAGATCCAGATTGGCGTGGCCACCGGAATACAGGCTCCACTTGTAGGGAAACAAGGCCTTGCTACTGTTGAGCCAGTTCAGTTGTTCCATGTCTGGTATACCGCTGGGCATACGACTGGGAGCAACATAAGGACCGTTTACTGGATCACGCTGTTTGCCTATGTATGTTGCATAGAATCCAGAGATAGCCGGAAGGAACACAGCATATTGACTTAGTCCATCAGGACCCAGTTGTTTTTCAGTAAAATTATCTTGAGTCATTATTTTGTTCTAGCTATTAATTCATAATCTTTTGCATACGCCTTGATCACACGCTGCGCAAGATCTGGTCGTTGCTGTAGTCGATCAACAAAGAACTTTTGCAATAGTTGCATGTTGGCATTGTTGCTGGCTGAGTTTGAGTCTAGATCCGGGTATGGAGCAAATCCAAGATAGTCAGCAATTGCTGCATCAAAGTTGTGATCCAGCAAGAAGTATTTTCTCTTGACTGCGGGCAACAGGTTCTCAACAAACTCATGCTGCGGCCACACATGATCATCAAATCTATTGACAACATCAAATATCAAACGCTCAGTGGTCTGATTGTATGCGTCTATCCATTGCATTGCATCCATGCGCCAGTTGTACGGCGAATATGGTTCGTCAGGAAACACAGGACCATTAGGACCCTGCACTGAAAGTATATAGGTGTTTAGATATTGTACTATTCCACTGACCCAGCGATCCAGTGGATCTCGCAGTATCACAATCATTTCTGTTATGGTGTCACTGTGATCGTCTGCCACAGTGGTTATCCACTGATGTCGTCTTGCCCAGTCCAACATATAGCTACTGGCGTTCTTGGGAATGTTCACAATGAATTGTGACAGTTCTGGACTCAGTGTTCCGGAACCGTAACCAAACCCGCGATCAACCAGTTGTGGTATCATTTGGTCTGTGCAGGCAAAATGTAGTTGTACACTGCAAGACCAGAATTCACTGTGATCTGCATGCAGCCATCATCGGATATCTGCATGGTTTTGTCTCCGGTCAGGCTCAGAATGCTCATGACCTGACTTACTGGCCACGACCAGGCATGTTTTAGTGTGCCGGTGATGTCGTGCTGGAACACAAAGTTACCACTGTGTGTGGAGTGATCACCAAAGAAGAATTTGAGATCCTTGCCATCAGTTTTGACTTGAAAGTTGAGTTCTTCTGAATTGGCCTGTGCCTGCATTCGCAAACGTTGGATAGCAGCCACAGTGGGTTCAAAAGTAACATGCCATGGTACACCCTTGAATTTCAGTGTCTGGAGTTTGGCATTCACAACATCACTGGTCATAAATCGATAGTTGTTTTTGAAGTCGCCCACTTTGTTTTCAAACGTGATGCCGTCCAGGTCGCCATTGGCTTTGCGTGTGACTGCCAGCTTGGCATCCTCTTTGTATTCTTGCAAATTCAGCAGTGTCTTGAGTTTGCCAAGATTGGGCATGCCGCAGGTTCCAACAAAATCAGCCATGGGATTGGCAAACTGTGCGTTGATAATAACTGATTTGTCTTCGGCCAGGCCGCCAACTGTGGTAGCAGAATCAGTGCCGGTGATCTTGATCAAGTCAATACAGCCCAGGTCAAATGTGTGTTGTACAATGTCTAGTAAATAGTCTCTCATGTGTCGGTCCTTTTGTTAAAACGTATAATCAATCTTCGGAGTTTTTCATCCGACAATCCCATTGCTTCTATCTTGGTAGATATTGCTCTGCGAACTTTTTTGATGTTGAGTTGCCCCTTTGTGGTAGCATCCTTGAGATCCACTGGCAATATTGCAGCTATCTCAACCAGTGCCATTAGCTCTAGTTCATTATAGATATCTTTTGTTGATCTGTCAACTGATTCTGGTGGTGTGGCGTCAATTATTATAGGCGGTGCAGCATCAATATCTTCTTTTCTAAAAATTCCTGCCAGTGCCTGGCCACCTCTGATGCTTGCCAGTACGCCGGGTTTTTTAAGTTCTATCCAGCTGGTGTTGTTGTTGTGCTCGTAGGTGATTTCGTAGCCCAGTATCAGTGCATGCTCACGCACCAGCCTGCCGGGAGTGTAACAACAAAAGTGATGTTCCACAAGACTCACTGCACCTTGTTGATCACAGTTGTTGTAGCTGAATACAAAACTTCCGCCAGGCCTCAACAGTCCAAACACTTCGGTCATGTATTGCTTGACTATTTCCAAGGGCTTGAAGTTGAAGTAGTGAAATGAGTACACAAATCCAAATTGTTGTTTGGGCAGATTCCAAAATATTGGATCGGTAGTGTATTCTTTGACCACATAATAGCGTAGCCGCCGCTGATACTCTTCGGTAAACTGTGAGCGCATGGGCTCCAGCAGATCTGGGTTGGTATCCACAAAGTACAAGGGATCCAGTGCAACCAAATCATCTACACCGGGACTGTGTGCTGGTCTAATTACCATGCCCGGATAGTGCCAGTCGGTGTACAGTTGCAACCGACTTTGCAAAAACAATCTAGTCAATATTTCTATGGACAGTTGCCTTGACAGTATATGTTCGGGCGTGTCGTTTTTCATGTTGTTCTGGTACAGATCCGTGCTGTCAGCAAAGTACACAGATTCTTGCTGCACAATCAGGTCCTGTACACTGTCTCTGAGTTGCTGTAGATTTTGATCAAACTGTCCAAGAAATTTCTCAGCACGACTCTTTGATTCGTGTAGACTGGCTAGAGAATCGGGCACCTGTACCCGACTGTCTTCAACAATCTTCACAATCTTTTTCAGCTCTCCGATAGTTTCAGTTGCAGTTGCCTGCACACTCAAGGTGTCCAGCGTATTTAGATATCCAACAAGGTCACTTAATTTCATTCGAACGAAAACAAACTTGTAAATGTATTTTCAGTATTGGTTGCAGATGCAAGATCCCATTCCAGTACACCCAGCAGATTGTCAATTTTTTGATCCACAACCGTGGCTTCCATCAGGCTGTTGTCAAAAGGCAGTTCTGTAAACCAGGCAGGCAAGCGTTGCTCATCTGTGGGATATCCAATTGACGTCCAGCCCAGAGCATTTGACTTGAGCTTGCACACAATGGTCTTCATGCCGTCCACAATCTGCATGCTGTAGTTGTCGCCGTTCATTTTCCGCATGTTGTTCCAGTTTAGAGCAGCTCTAACATGTCCTGGCATGTTGGCTCGACCTTGTGCAGCTTCTGCAGCACCATACTTGGTCAAGTTGTTCACACGCTTGGGACTGCCTTTCTCCCAGCCCGGCCGTTCCCGGAATTCATACTTGAACTTGCGAATATGTTCAATCACGTCGTCACGTTGTGTACCACTCAGTATCTTGTTTAGAATTTCCAACAAGAACTCTTGAATAACCTTGGGTGTGTCACTGCGTTTTAGATCCAGGCCAGTGGCCTTGGTCTTGCCAATCTTGCCGTTCACATCCAGTCGATTGCCTTCAAGATCAATGATGTTGACCGCATAACGCTTTTTGGTAATAAACAGGCTGCGATCTGCCACCATCTCACGACCACACTTGATCAGTTCGCCCATGTCTCGTGGACAATGGAATGCCTGTTCCATAAAGCCTGGAAACGAATCGTTCACTTGATCAGCAATTGAATCATACAGTTGAATACAAGTTTCCTTGCTCCAGTCCATGCGACCTTCGGCAACTTCATTTTTCAACACAGACCAGGCACTGAAATAACATGAGTCCGTATCACCGTAGATAACTGCTTCACCCACGTGATCGTATTCACCTGTGATACATTCATTTATGTACGCATCCATGTGTCTAGCAATAGCACGACCAGTAAGTGTGGTTGATTGGCCAATACGCTTGTCAAAGAATCTGCAACCAGGATTCAAAATAGCACCATACAAGCTGTTCAAGTTGATCTTCTTGACCAGTTGCCGTTTGTCCCAGAACGCAATGTCCTTGGGATCCGTTGCTGCTTTTTTCTTGGCCTGCATGTCCTTGCGTTCTGAATACCAGCGTTCCAGCAAGCCGGGAATGATACCTTTTTTCTCGTAGGTAAGAATAGTACCATTGGCAGTGAGTATCCAGGGTTGGTGACTGTCAAAGATCAGCGTCCAGATCTCTGCTGCTGAGTGAGAGCTTTCGGTGCCGTCCTGCCAGTCAATGGTGATCTCGGTACCTACTTCTGTGTTCATCACAGCGGTATATTCAAGACTGCCAAACAGGTTCTCCCAGGCATCTGCAAACTTGCCTCCGTTTGCGGCCATCTTTTCTCGAATGTAATGGTCAGTCATGGTCTGACGCAACTGACCCACAATGGTTTCTGGTCCCATGTTCTGTGCTCGAATGGCTGAAGGATATAGACTGTTGATGTCTACTGACCCTACCCATTCATGCAGACCTTTTTTGGGATACGCAACATAGGCACCGGCTGCTTGATTGTCTTCCGTGTCGTTGCGTTGCTTGCGATTGGGCACAACCATGCCACGTTCATGTGCTTCCACAATAATGGCCTGTTCAGTCACTGCCACGGCACCCATTGTGGTTTGTAGCAGCACAGTGTTGGCATGTGCCAGTTCACTGGCCAGTTCTAAAAAGCGCAATTTCCGGTCCAGTTTGTCCAGCAGTGCAGTATCCTGACGATTGTATTCAATGAACTTCTTGAAGTGTTGATTGTACAACTGATCCAGTGTGCCTTCAAACTGTGTCTTGTGTTCGCCCAGTTCATATTCGGCAATGGCATCCAGACTGTAGCTGTGACGTTCTTCATAGGTGTACTTGCGATACAATTGCATATAGTCCATGTGTACTCGCCCCACCAGATCATAGGTTTCTTGTTCAGCACCAAAGCGTTCAAACATGCGCTTCTTGGGATGTTGACCCCAGAGACAGAACTTGCGAGTATCATCCTTGCTGAGAATTCTAATGGTTCTGTTGATGGTGTAGGGAATATCATAACCCTCCGAGTTCCAACCACTCAGCACGTCTGCATCGTCAATCAAGTCCAGGAACATCTTGATCATGTCACGCTCATCTTCAAACAAGAATGTGTTTTCAAAATCAGCCACCAGTTCCTGTGCTGTTGCCATGCTCATGTGCTTGGGCGGCACAGCCATGGTGACCATTTGATCCAGCCAGTTCAGGTACACAGAAATAGCAGTGATGGGATTGAACGGATCATCCACAGGTGAGAATCCGCGATCCTTGTTGAAGTCTACTTCAATGTCAAAAAATGCTGTGTGCAGGTCCGGAGCATCCTGACCCTTGTAGTTGTCCTCTAGGCAACGAAAGATTGGGTTGATATCGCTTTCGTACAACTGCTTGCTGGAATGCATGCTGACTTCTTTGCGAAACTCTTTGTTGTTCCTGGTGCTGAATCTTGACACCGGTGTGTCATAGATGCTGCGATATTTGCCTCTGGGGTCATCATAGTAGAACACAAAGTTTGCTGGATATTCTCTGTAGACTCGAGTGCCATTGCGGCGTTCTACCACGTGAATGCGATCGTGGGCACGATCAAAAAGACTGTCAATATAACTCATGTATTTCCGTTTGTGGCCGGTAAGCCTTGTTGCTTGCCCTTAACGTGGGCGATTCGTTGTAACTCAATATTTATAATGTCTTGCCTACAGTGGTGAGAATTGTTTCCAGCAGTTCGTGATCCTGTTGTTCTTGTCCAAAGCTGGCCTTGTGTGCCAGACGGATTGCTTTCTTCAACACAGCTGGTTTGATTTCCAGTTCCTCTGCAATGGCTTTCACAGTGTCAGTGAGTCCGCCCTGTAGGGTGTCAATTTCGTGCATGACCTGACACCCTTCATTGATGATCTGCGTGAGTTTGATTTTTTGGTCGCCGTTGAATGTTTTGTTTTCCATGAGAATCTCCTAAAGTAGTCAGCTAGTATAACTGATACAGTAGGAGATGTCAAGGTGTTGTTGCTCTTTTAGGATCACAGTAGCGAATTGTTTCTCCAAGGCAGAAGCCGCCTATCACATACGGTAACAAGTACCGGTCCTAAGGTGAATTTGATAAAATTACTGTGTCTTGATAATGCTGGCCATGAGTCTGAGTCTGCTTTCGTGGACTGCTTGGGCTGACTGTTTGGCATCCTGATCAAACTGTTTCTTTGTGGCTTTTACAATTCCGCTGAAGCGACGATCTCCAGTTTTTCGATCACCTGCGGAATCAGCAGCAGTGGCAGCAGCACCGGCTTTGGTTTTGTATCTGGCAAGAGTAGCAGGGCTGAGTTCGTCTAGTTCTCTAAACGGATCAAGTTCTTGTTTTGGTCTGGCACTGGATGGAATCTTTCCGGCTGTGCGACCAAATGGATCAGCAGGTAAATTTTTACTAAATCCGTGAGTTTTTGCAGGGCGGCCACGAGTATGGTCGTGAGCTCCGTGATTTACAAAACGTGAACCACCTGAACCTGTGGGAACCAAATCTCTACCGTAGTCATCACTGTGTCTATCGTTGGAGTAATCGCCGGAATCGTAACCAGCCTCCTGAACACCTCGGCCCAGTTGCCTTAGATCAGATGTCAGCACTGTTTTTGTAGTGGCACTGGATGGAATTGTGATACGAGCACGCTCTCGGTCTCGGCTCATGTCAATCACTTGTGCTTTTTGGTCAATGTATCTCACAGTGTCACCTATCTGTATCTTTTTCATGGACACACCGCCAAGATTGACTGGTCGATCACCTGCATAGTTACCGTGACCTTTTGGCATGCCTTGCTCGGGCAGTTGACTCGCAGGGCCTGCCATTTTGTTTCTTGCGCCGCGCTCGATTTTGTATTCACGGTTGGGACTAGTCAACTTCATATTACCCATGATCTCTCGGGCTTGGGCCACACTGTGATATGTTCCTTCTTTTTTGCCATCTCTATAAATGCTATACACATACTCTGCATCAGGAGTGTGTCCCAAGGTGTAGTTGACAGATCCATCTGCGGCTGAGCCTTCCGCCACACCCTGCTCATCCAACTCATCATCTGTTCCCATGCGGTCATCTTCAAGTCCTGCTATGTCTGCTGCACCGCCTGCGTCTCCGGCTGTTTGTTGTATGGCCGACCATAGTCGCTGTGGAGCAACCAGGTCATCACCGCGAAATTCAATGTGGTCACCAAAGCGATCCATCACAGCATAATAAGCAGGTTCAGAGTCAATGAAAAATTTCACTTCATCATCAGATCTGCCACCCTGCAGATTGTCATTGTCCATGTTTTGCTCACCTAGCCCACGGTCCCGGCGCCATTTGCGAACACTCTTGCCCTGATCACGTTTGCTACCCAGTGTGGGTCTAAAATCGCCAAGGCCTTCTGCTAAGTTAGCAGTGGAGTTGGGTTTGAAAAATTCGTCAAGTATCATATTATGCTTCTTCTATGTAATCTGCTGAGGAATTTCTGGCAACATCTTTTCTATGTGCCTGAAACATTCTCACGGCCATGTCTGCTTCATCCAGACTTCTGAACCGACTGGGCAACACACGACCCAGGTGACGGATTTCAAAACCGCGCACTTGGTCGCCATAACATTCCAGGCATGTGCCATCTTCCAGAGTGATAGTTTTTACAGGACCAGCTTCGGCCATCACAGGGTTGATTGTGGGCGGCGGAACATAGTCTTCGCCACTGGGTTCGTCTTGAGTAGGGTCTTCTGACACTTCTTGATCGTCGGCCTTGGCTGGATTACGGTCTTGTATTTCTTTGCTGGCCTTGCGTTCCAGTTCTTTTTTCTTGTCTTCCAGTTGATCCAGATACTGTGTAAGGTCTTTTC